GATGCTTATTCCCCTTGCCAAATACGTGGATGAATCCTTCATCCAAATGCAGATCACTCAACAGCAGATCGATCACTTCGCTGACGCGCAGACCCGCGCTGTTCATCAAAAAGAACATGACCGAATCGCGCAGCCCCAGCAGGGACCCTTCACCCGCTTCAGCCACGGCTTCCAGCTTCAAGCGGTCTTGCTCTTCAATATCGCGCGGACTTTCCCGCACGGCATCCTGCGCAGGGATCCACTCCATGGGGTCATAGTCCAACACGCCCACCAGGCGGCTCCACTTCACCAGCAAACGTGCGCTTGCCCGCTTGCGGTTATAGGTTGCCGGAGCCACATCCAAGCCATCAAAATATTCGCGCAGGTTTGCGCTGTTCAACTGATCGGGAGAAAACTGCACCTGGTATCGATCGGTAAACCAACGGCTCATCTGTTGCAGATCGCCTTCATAGGCGCTCACAGAAAGATGATCCCGCTCGGTATGTTTCTGAGTGGGGGTCTGCCTCAGCCACAGCCCGAATTCAATATTCCAATTCAACTGCGAAGCGACCGGCAAAGTATCAAGGTTGATTTGTGGTTGCATTACTTCTTCCCCTTGCGGATATTAGCTATCCAGCCCAACAATTCATCCAAAGCAAATAAAACTGCAAAAATGGAAATCATATAAAAAGGCAGCAAAAGTATGTGCTCCATTACTTCGCCCCTTTCCCGTGGCGCGGACACTTCGCATCATTGCACTTCATCGGGTCTGTGCCCGTGCAAGGCTTATCAAGCAGCTGCACCATCTTCTGGTAGATCTGCGAATAATTCGCCCAACTATTCATGACCGAACAGTTGTAATAAGCCATCTGCGTAGGAACATTGATTCCCATTTGCTTGTTCTGATCTTCAATCCATGCCCTCGTCTGTCTGCCCCACGTGGTGGGGGTGTAGCCTGTTTCACCATAGTGAACAGCAATCACTTCGTAGGTAGTTCCATCGTAGCTGCTCAACAAGCCAGTCAACACAAAATCTGGCATGGACAATCCTTCACGAATATTGGTTACAAACAAACTTGCGGCATTTCCTGTCATTGGTTATCTCCTTTTGGTTGTGTGAGAGACGTTCCCCCGCCACCCCACAGCAGATTGGGAGTGGCGGGTGCCCGGACCTTGCGCAGCTCTGTCGAAATGAGCTGCCTACGGGACTTCTGATCGGCGGAATTACGCGGGTCCCGCGATGGGGACATGACACCGATACATTCTGTAATTACTGGTACTTTTCCCTGGAATGATGTGCGCCCTTGCCACACTGATCTCAGCAGACCAAAACGCACATCAAACCAAAGGGAGGAGAGAGAGAATGAAACCGAACCTCTCTCAGCAGGTCACCACTCCTGCTTGAGCCAGTGAGTGGACTTGAACCACCAACCTATCGCTTACGAAGCGATCGCTCTGCCATTGAGCTACACCGGCAAAGAAGAGCTATGACCTGCCTCTGGAACGCAGGCAGGTGCAAGCACCTCGCCATATTGTTCCTGTCCGTCGGATCAGTGTTTTCGGACCAAAGTCCTAAACTCTCGGCATGTTTATTTCATGCGACGCCAGCTCTTCATATTCACTTTTCAAAGTTCACTTCCACTTACCCCACAAACTCAAAAAACCGTTCTACAATACCGATAGACCTGTCCTACGCGATAGCGCAGGGAAAAGGGACCTGCCCAGTCCCGTCCGTCCATGAGCGCACAGCCCGTCCCTGTGCGCTCAGCCTTATAGATTCGGAGGCAACTCACGCAACGCTGCGTTCACCAAAGACTTCACCAACACACCCTGTGAACGTCTGGTCAATCCGCGCGCTTCGCACAAACGCAAAACGCCTTGATAGGTCTCGAAATCCACCGGCAGCATCTTGTATTTCGGAGTGATCTCCGCTACCGTTTGCCCATTGGCATCTCTCACAATTGCCACCGGCTGAGCCTTGCCGTGCTTCTCTAATTTCACTTTCGCCATAATTATCCTCTTTCACAAAAAAGATTATTTCTTTCTCTTGAAAGAATTATAATCAATTATAATTCTTTGTCAATAGGGAAAGTTATCTGCTTTCCCGTGAAAGAACATTTGTGACAAAATCTTTCTATGGAAAGTTTTTCGGACTGGTTACTGAAGGAACTTAAAGAACGTGATATGAGTCAATCAGACTTGGCTCATATTGCAAAATTAGGTAGTGGAACAATAAGTAATATCATGACTGGAACGCGAAAAGTGGGACAAGATACACTCACAAAAATAGCACATGCTCTTCAACTTCCCCCCGATCTCGTCTTTGAAAGAGCCGGTGTCCTTCCACCAAAGACTGAACTCTCCCCTATCAAGCGCGCCTTACTTCACGCCGCCGAAGGTCTCCCTGACAGTGATCTTCAGCTCGCACTCTCCCTGCTTGAACAACGGCAGGAATATTACAAGAAGAACCCACAATCAAAACCAGTTAAATAAACCATCAGCATTGACGTTTCATCGCATGGGGGAGACCCTTTAGGATATGAATGAGAAAACAATTCACAGAAGCGGTCAAAAGCTCAACAGATTTTCGCGCATTGCTTGCCCTCGGTCTGCTTCTCTATATCCGTGCCTGGCGCTCGATCCCAAAACTCCGCCCCATTCATCTAGCCCTTCCAGCCACACTCGCTCTCATCACTACCATCATCATTGCCGCATACACACCCCTGAAATTCCTGCTCATCTTTTCAACAGGTCTCTTCATCGTTTTAGCTATCACCATGTTCCCCATGCTTCGCCAGCCTCCCAAGCCCACCGCCCATTGGGTGAAAGCCGATGAATAACATCAGCCTCACAAAGCGCGAAAAGACCACCCTCATCATCGCCGCATTCATCGCCATCGCTTTTATTTTCATCCCTCAACAGGTCCTCGATGGCTGGGAAGTTCTTTTTTTATTACTCATCGTTTTTCCTATAGGAATTTACATCGCTACCGATCCAGAGCGTATCAAAAAACCATAAGCCAAAAGGAGAAAAACACATGGCAACAATTCCAGCAAGAGTACAAGAAAGATTGGTCGCAGGCATCAAGCGTTTCATTCCCATCCTCACCGCCGCCAAATCACGCGATGTCAATGAATCAGACACCGTCACCATCATCACCGACATGCTCGCAGATGTCTTTGGTTATGACAAATATTCAGAGATCACCTCAGAATACGTCATCCGCAGCACATTTGTGGATCTTGCCATCAAGCTCGATGGAAAACCCCAGCTCTTGATAGAAGTAAAAGCCATCGGTCTCGATCTAAAAGAAGCCTATGTCAAACAGGCAGTTGACTACGGTGCCAACGAAGGCATCGAATGGATCGTCCTCACCAACGGCATCATCTGGCAGATCTACAAAGTCACCTTTGGCAAACCCGTAGGTCATGACCTCGTTTTACAGATCGACTTCCTCAACTCCAGCCATAAGAATTCCGACCATCTCGAAAACCTATACCTCCTCACCAAAGAGGGCATCGGTCGTTCCGTACTTGGTGACTACCACACCCAGCGCCAGGCGCTCAGCCGTTTCTTCATCGGTGCCATCGTCCTCAGCGAACCCGTCCTCGATGTCATTCGTCGCGAGCTGCGCAAGATCTCACCAGATGTGAAGATCGATAACGACCAGATCATGGGCGTGCTCACCCAAGAGATCATCAAACGTGAAGTCATGGAAGGCGACAAAGCCGATGAAGCACAGCGCAAAGTGAATCGTGCCGTCAAACGAGCCGCCACCAAAAAAACCACCAAAGAAACTGAAGAAGAAACAACACAAGACCCTCAACCCCCCGCTGAAAGCTAACCGCTAAAAGCCAACCGCTATCATGCCCCATCTCCCGCCGCCCACCACCCTGCCACCCGGCTCGATCGTAGACACCTACGTTCGAGACAGTGGCGGACCGCGCCAAGATGCCTCCACAGATCAACAGCTCACCGAGATCCAAACCTACTGCCAGGCACACGGTCTCACCCTCCGCAACAAATTTGTAGACGTCGCCAAATCCGGAGGATCCACCGTCACCCGAGATGACTTCAACAAACTCATAGACATCACCCGCCGCATCGAAGACCGCCCCCAGGGAATTCTGCTCTGGAACTACGCCCGCTTCGCCCGCGATCTCGATGATGCCATCTACTACAAAGCCCTCCTGCGCAATCGCAACATCATCGTCCACTCCCTCACAGATCCCATCCCTGAAGGGCAATACGGACGCATCATCGAATTCTTCATAGACATCAGCAACGAAGAAAAACGCCGCCAAACCTCAACCGACGCAAAGCGCGGTCTCCGTGACCTCGTCCTCAAACATGGCTGCGTCCCAGGCACACCACCCATCGGCTTCAAACGCGAACCCGTCACAATAGGGACCAGGCGAGACGGCTCACCCCACATCGCCAATCGCTGGGTCCCCGATCCAGAACTCACACCCCGCATCAAAACCGCCTTCGAAATGCGCGCCGCAGGCAGCACCCTCTCCCAGATCCACACCCACACCCGCATCTTCAACTCCATCAACTCATACAAAACCTTCTTCGCAAACAAGATCTTCATCGGCATCCTCGAATTTGGCGACCTCATCATCCCAGACTACTGCACCCCCATCATCGACATCAACACCTGGAACATCGTCCAAAAGATGATCCAGGACTATGCCCACACCCGCACCAAAGAGCGACATCCCAAACGCCTCGCCTCACCCTACCTCTTATCGGGTCTTGTTTACTGCGGCTTCTGTGGTGCCCCCATGAGCGGAGCCACCACCACCCGCGAACACATCACCACCACCAGAGATGAATCCTATCGCTGCTCACGTGCCAAACGCAAAGCTGGTTGCAGCGCATCCCGCGTCCCACGCAGCGCCCTCGAAGAAGCCGTCATCCTCACCCTTCGACAACAGATCCTCCTGCCTGAAAGCCTCGCCGCCATGCTCGAAGTCGAAAGCCACAGCGCCCAACATGGCGAAAGCAAACGCACACAACGCCTCTCTATCCTCGAAGCCGAAAAGAAAAAGCTCTCCACCCAGATCGCCAACACAGCCAACGCCATCTCCAATCGTGGTGGCAGCCAAACCCTCATGGACAAGCTCACCGACCTCGAAGGCAAACGCGCAGTCATCCTCACCGAATACAATGAGCTGGTCAAGACCCGCTATCAAGCCACACCACCCATGACCCCGCAAGACATAGAAACCGCATCCAAGATCCTCACCGAAGATCTTCTCGGCGGCAAACTTCCCCTCGAAGCCATGCGCCCCATCCTGCACGGCTTCATCAACCGCGTCACCGTCAAAAAAGAAGACAAACAATTCATCGGCTCCATCGAATACTTCCTCCCACCCCTAGCCGAACTCCTCCGCCCACCAGACCCACCGCCCCCTTTTGACCCCGCCCTCACGGAAATAATAATGTCGCCTAAAAGACCCATCCCCGTGGGGGCACCTCTTTATAGGCAACATTACCAACATCCGCTCTTGTTCAAAAAAAGACCCCGCTGATCAGCAGGGTCTTTTTGTTACAGAGCTCAAACTAACTCGCTAAAATAAGCTGATTTTACGACAATGTGTATTCCACGTTTGGACCATGGGCATTAAGGTCAGAAGGCGCACCAACTTTAGTTGCTCTGATTGCGAAACGTATATGTGATGCTTGTGTATAGGAGGACAAATCAAACGAGGTTGTAGTCAACACTGCTGTTGTATTTGTTCCTAGAGCGGATGTAGTGACAGTCGCCGCAACTGTTGTTACACCAGCGTTGGTGTAAAGCAGTTCAAGTTTCCAATAGTTTGACCCGTTGTTCGTTGCGCCAGTCACTACGCCCTGAGACCATTGTTTTGGATAAATGGTGAACGACGGCAATGTTGCAGCATAAGGGAAAGCAGGAGAGGCAGAGATCGGGGACGCCAAAGTTGCGTAGGAAGAAAATGGAAGAGAGAATCTTGTGTTGCCCAGCCTGGCATTTGCAATATTACCGCTGGCAATATCTCCGGCATCATGGGTGTGCTGACCACCATTCACTTTATATTGTTTCCCGCTGGCAATGTTTATATTCCCATCTTGGTCGAACGTTGCAACTAATGTCTCAAGGTTAGTTGTATTTGATACGCAATAGAATTCCCACTTCATACCACCAGAAGTGCCATCGTGGTCTTCAGTTGCCACTGCTCGAATTCTTCCTGTGTCTTTGTAGATAGTGCCATTGAATGCTTTGGAAGCAAATTGAAATAAAACTTTCCCTAGCGAGACTGCTTGCTCTGATGCCAAAGTTCCTTCTGATACAAATGAGATAACAGCAGGTACCCCATTGTATGAGTGAAGAATGTAAGCAGGGTTCCCACTATCAGGAGCATAAATATCTACATCTCCATCGGCTCCTAACAACCTTACACCTCTATCAGATGGACCTAGATGTAATACTTTCGTAGTCTTATTCCAAGTGAATTCAGTATCTCCTTCAAACACACCACCATCGTTGAACTGAACTTCAGTATCACTTCCTCCAGGCGTACCTCCACCTCCAGAAGTATCATCTACATATTTCTTATTGGCAACTTCATAATCAGTTGTCGGTGCTGCTGAAGGTGTTACAGGGAAAGAGGAAAATGTTTTCACACCCGCTACAGTTTGATTGCCAGTCAGAGCAACATAAAGACCATCCGTGTATGTTTTGATAGACGCCAGAATATTCGTCCAGGTGATTTTCCGCAGTCTTTGCGTGATGCTGTCCCATAGGGGCATTTCATCCGCTCCAACCATCGGCGTTTTTGCCGTCGCAGCGTGAATGGCTTCACCTAAATTAAATGATTCACCGCCTGCCGTTTCAAGATACTCTGTTAATGCAGCAAAATTATTGAAATACGCAGCCAGTTTCAATGCTGGTTTGCCATCTGCCTCTGTGAAGGTTCCGCCTACATACAGATCCACATTATCATGGCTCTGGTGCAAGACAACCTTGCTAGCATAAGCGTTCAGCCCATCTTCCAAAGCCCACCATTCCCCGCCACTATACTTCGCAATGTAATTTCCTTCGTCTGTAAAACTACCCACTACATAAACGTCAGTTAGGTAAACAGCCAGCCCACGAACTGTTCCACTTACTCCGCCGCCGAAGGTAGCCCAAGTTGAACCATCCCAAACATAAAGGTGATCACCGGTGGAAGTGCCAGCTAAGATTTGCGTTCCGAACATTGCCATGCAAAGAATAGTACCCGGTGAAGTACCGAGCGCGTTCCAGGTGGTTCCACCCGCCCAAACCGTCGCCCCCGAATAAAGATTTGTGCCGTCCGATAAAAGTTTCCCCGCAGCTGATCCCGTATCTGTCCAAGTGCCACCGACAGTATCATATCTCATGGAATTACCAGTCGTGGCAACTCCACCGATTGAATCAAACGTTCCAATGCAATGGACATAATTACCCAATATCGCAATGCCAAAGACCGACTCTTGCAGTGGGTCAGAATAAACTACATCAGCAACACTGGTTAAAGTTCCCGTAGCAATCTCATACTTCAACACTTTATGAAAACACCCTAAATAAATAAATCCATTGAGATGCTCAAGGCAAACGGGGGTATATCCAAGCGGCACGCGGGTCCATGTTCCGGCAGAGATACTATAGATCAAGAGATGACCGTCTGTGCTAGCGACGTACAAATAGTCTCCCACGATCAACATGTCTGAAACAACATAGGTGATATTCGGGTTCCCGATCGCTGCCCAAAAACTTACTTCCAACAACCCTGCATCATGCGCGGTCTTCCATTCGTTCAACAGCCAGTCTACGTCCTGCGTCACGCGGATCTCATTCTCAAGGATCATCGAATTCAGATCAACGATCACTTCAGCATGTTCATTGTCTACCCACGAAAGATGGATGCCGCGGATGCGATACTCTTCCTCCGTCCCTCTCGTGTCCAAGGTGATAGTGTCACCCAGGATGTAATCCACAAACGCCCGGGGACCGGCTCCATCGTAGATCTTGACTGAGATCTGCCTCTTCGGATCCTTCTTCCCCTGCAGCTCTGCATTTGCAAACGTCACCGCATTGTCCGGACGTTGTACAAAGTCGTAATTCAACACACCTTCTCTTCGCCGTCGCGCCGTGATGGATGTCGCATCCTGCGCAGACGTATATCCGTTCTTATACTTCACCAGCAGCGCATTACGAATTCCCCCGCCCGCCTCGCTGTGCGAAACTTCAGTGCAGTTCACGCCCACGCGGAAATAAACCGTCTCACTTTTATCGCTCCCGATCCCGTCCTTGTATGCGCTCAGCACATAGTTCCCGCTTCCATCCGGGGTCATCTCGAAATCGATGCCAGTCTTAGCGATCTGCCGAACAACATCCAGCAGTGATGTGCCAACAGTCAGTTCCAGTGGGAAGTCATCCGTCCAGGCAACACCGTCTGAATCGAGCGTATCCGTAAAATCCCAATCCACGATCGCGAGCCCGCCCCGTGTCTGTGCTTCTTCGATCAGTTCGATCAGCATCGCTGCCTGCGTGCCACTGTAGATGCGTTTGTTCGCACCGCTGCCATCCGTCCAAACGACCGCATCCTCAAGCAACGCCAGCGCACCACGCCCCGAGATCTCAAGCCCACGCCCTGCCTCCTCCCCCGCGTTGACATCGCTCTCACCCAGGTTCTCCACGAAGAACCCGCCTCTCACTGCATCCCGATAATGTGTCTCGATGAAGCCAGCCGATTCAACCAACGCTGCAGAGGCAATATCTAAAGCCGTCTTCACCGACCCGCTGCCTGGCTCATTCAGCTGCAGGTATAGGTCACCTTTCTGAAACGGCAAAATGCCGTGAACGGTTTGAAGATCCGGGTCCATTAATCTGAATTCAGCAAATATTGTCATTGGGTGTCCTTATAAATACGGTGGGTAAAACTCGATCTTGACCGTCCCGGTCGTGTGCGTGTCATCAGTCACACTCATAGCGTTATCGCCCGATTCCAAAACCAGCAAGGCGGCATTGCCTTCGTGTGTCACGTTCCCGATCACATTCACAGCCAGATCAGTAACCGCCGTAAACTCACCGGTGCTCGGGTTCACATCGATCACCACATAATGACCCGCTGTGATCGTCCCGTTGTATTTCACGCTCACACCGTTGGTCGTATTCGTGATCTCCGTGTTCGCCAGCGGACCCGTGAGTGTGATCTTCGGTAAGGTTTCCTCAGCTGTGCCTGGGTTGTTCAGCGTGTAGGTCTTTGGTGAGGCATCGATCGTCTGTGTATCACTGGTTTGCGTATTCAAACGGAAGAAAGGTTCCGGCATCGTAAAGTCCAACACCAGCCGCATAGAGACCGGCGACGTGCGCGCACCGTTCAAGTCGCCGGTACATTCCGCCTGCGCATTCCTCACGCTTAGATCATCAAGCTGTTGCTCCAGCGTTCCCAGCGACCCCATCCCCATCAACGCCTTCACGGTGTCCATCTTCGCTTCAAGAGCTGCGATGCTCTCTTCTGCGATTTCCAAGCCCAGCGAAAGCGCTCTCTGCTCAAAGTATTTCCGCGTATGAAAACGACCATGCCGAAAAGGCACCAGCACGTTATCGCCGCGCCGCTTCGGCATCTTTAGTGAATCACTAACCAGCGTCACGAACCCCAGCGTATCCAGATTCGTCCCGCGAAAAGACCAGCTACTCATTTGATCACTCCCAAATAAGACATCTTCTTTAACGTCCCGTCCACACTCTGCGAAGCAGGCTCAGGCGACGGGTTATAGATGTTGATATTGTTCTGCATCGAGCGGTTCAGCGTCTGCCCCGCCCCCGCAACAACGCGGCTCAGCGTTCCACTCACCGCCTGCGGAGTCAACGTCCGTGCAAAGCCCTGCACAAAACCCGTCCCTGAAAAATTACCGATCTCCATGAACGCCGTCGAAGGGCTTTTAATTCCAAGTACCTTCTTCGCCGCATCCAAAGCTGCCTTTGCCGCTGCCTTCGCCGCTTCAGCGATCGCGCTTGCCCCATTCTTCAACCCCTGCACGATTCCATCGATGATCCGTTTTCCGATCTCAATCCAGTTAATGTTGAACGCATTGCGAATACTGTTCACAAAGTTCTGAGCCGTGCTTACACCTTGGGCAACTTTACCCATGAGGTATGCAACGATCGCATTCCATGCCGCCTGCCATACACTTTGCAGGAAGGATGTGAGCCCAGTCCAGATGCCGGACAGAAACGCTTTGAGTCGTTCGAACTGTGCTTTAGCCAGGTTGATATAGGTTTCGAACGCCTGGCGTAGAAAACCCAGCGCTGCAGTGGTGTCACCGCGCAAGAAAGCAAGCAGCGCCTGCCATAGGCTTTTAGCGATGGAAATAAATCCATTGATCACATCCCGCATTCCGCCAAAGTTATTCTTCCAGGCAAGATACAGCAAAGCCACCACAGCAACGACTGCCAGAATAATTGGCAAGACAGGAGCAATCGCAGCTCCAATGCTGGCAAGAGCCGGTCCAACAACGCCCGCAATCGAAACAATGGATGAGATAGCCCCGATCAATGGAGCCAGCACAGCAATTAATCCCAGGAATGCAACCACGCCTGTTTTTACAGGAGTTGGTAAGCCGCTAAACCATTCAACACCCTGCTTGAGATAAGGCATTAGGTCTTTAGCAATCACTACCAGGTCTTTCAACACAGGCAGAAATGCCGTGCCAAGTTCTTCTTTTACGTTCCCAAATTCATTATTCAGGATGGCAAGCTGCCCAGCCATCGTCTCACCGGCCGCTTCTGCGCTCCCACCAAATTCTTTTTGCAATTCGGCAAGAATGATCTTCTGCGCTTCCATCGCATTGCCAGATTCCACCAGCGACTTGATCAGGTTTTCCTGATCTTCCGTGAAGCTGACGCCCACACGCTTCAACGCTCCCATGCCTTCAATGGGATCGTTCAACGCCTTGCCGATCTGGATTGCAGACGTTTGCAGGTCTTGACCTAATGCCTGGCTTACATCAAGGATGCTTTCCAATGCTTGCGGAAATACATTCTCACCAATATTCGTAAACGTCAAAAGAACCGACTCAGCTCCAACGATCGCTTCATCGTCAAACATAGTTAAGCTAGCGTATGCCTCAGCAAGTTGATTCAACTCGTCTGCGGTCATACCCGCTGCGCCACCAGTAGAGGTAAGCACAGCATTGAGCTGCGCCTGTGCCTGCTCCGCATCGAGCGCGGATGCTGCTATATCTTTCCCAACCGTGATGATGCCCTGCCCCAGGTCTCTCAGCCCAGACGCGGACAGTTGACCCAGCATGGTGCCGGTTGCTTCGCCGAATACGCCCTTCAACCCATCGAGCGCACCAGTGACTTTCCCTTTGCCTTCTGTAAGTCCTTGATCTAACTTTGAAGGATCCGCTGTTAGATCAAGGACGGCTTCACCAAGACTGCCCATTTGCTATTTCCTTATGCCGATACCGATTAACTTCAGCGCCACAGGAGATGCGACCTTGACCGGTCGTTTCCCATCATTAACTTTCTCTTCGATCTCACGCGCCCATTCATGTTGGTCGTCTTCTTTCAAATGCGGGAGTTTGGCTGCCTCTCCCAACATCATCCGCCAGACCGCGCGGTTCTTTTCGAGTTTGCCCATGTACAGCTCAATGGCAGACAGGGGCATGTTTCTGATGTCAGAATAGGGCAGGTGATACCAAAACGAGAGATTTGTAAAAACTTCCGCAAAATCTAGCGGGGTCTCTTCTTCGTCTTCGGTTTCACTGCCCCCAGCGCGTTTTTTGAGCGGTTTTTTTCCGTCCAGAATTGCATGATCGCCGTTGCCTCTTGCAGAGAAACAGCAAAGCGGCGCTTATAGCCGCGCGTAAATCTTTCTTTGAGAGTGGGCTTGTAACGCGGCAGCGATGGAGCAATGATCTCGATCACGTCGTCAATCGACTTCAGCACGGTCTCACCGTTGTTAGTGAATTCATCTTCGGTCAAGCTCGCAAACTTTGTGCCATATGCCATCACGCGCCCAAACTCCTGCGGGGTTAAGCTATTCACCGAACGGATCGGATATTCCTTTCCATTCATCAGCCGCACTTTCAGCTTTGTTTCGCCTAAAACCTCATCGAGGTTCAACACGCTGTTATTGTTTTCTTGTTCCATACAATCTCCTTACCCCTCCTCTTCCAAGGAGGGGTAGATAAATTACAGAGCCGCGGCATCCTTGGCGATGAAATATCCAAAGCGTTCTTCAGCAGAAGACGCGCTCAGGTTTTCCAAAGCAATGAATGAAAGCGGAAGCGCAGCGTTCTTGCCCTTGTCGAACTTGATGGCATCCGGGTCGATGTACGCCCGCGGGATGTAGAAATATCCCGGACCATCCAGATAAGGCGAATCGCCTTCGAACAACAGCGCATACTCCGCAACCGTCGCGCCACGATACAGGTTGACCTTGCGCGTGCCGATCGTGCCTGCACCAGGTGCAGTATCGGTCACAGGGTTGCCCAAAGCATCGGCGAGATTCTCAGCGGTCAACAAGGCGAGTTTGGTCTTCATCTTGAGACCTTCCTCAGTGCGCACTGCCTTGACGGGTCCCGTGCGTTGATCCACGCGGATCTCTTCGATCTTCTGGCTGGGGTCCGCTTCAACCCCGTCCTGAGTTTCGCCCAGATCGCGCCACGACCCCGATGGGGACGCACCCAATGAGGGCGGAGCGGTCAAGGCATCAGCGATGTACAACGTGCCAACACCGGTCATAAGTGAAAAAGCATCCATATCTCAGTTCTCCTTCAAAATTGTGACGTAACCATCGCGCTCATACTTCTCCGCAGTGGCTTCATCCATCGGAACGACATCACCGGCTTTACCCACACCGGTAATTTCACGGTTTTTATTGATCTTCACCTTCACAGTTTTTGCCTTATTCAGCGACGGGGTAAAGATTTTGTTATCTTTTGGTTCTTCCATACACGTTTCCTTTCACCATGCACTACACAACAGGCACTTCTGCCACTTGAACACGCCAGAAACTCAACACTCGCTTGATCATCTCCAGCTCCGTCTCAGGCATCGGCAAATACGAAGGACCACTCTCTGGCAAAAACGAATACACCAAAGCCGTCCCCTGCGAAGTGCTCACCGTCACGCGCTCTCGGGTGCGCGAAATACTCACCAGAGTCATCCATAGGTCCATTGCAGCGGCATCTGTCTCAGCCAGGCACCAGATCTCGAGCCGCGTATCATGCACCGGCACATAATGATTCGGGTCGCTATCATCTAAGATCACCACCATCGAACTCTGCGCCGTTGTCCACTCTTCGCCATACTTATGCTTATTAGCGATGCGCGAACTCAACCCAGATAACTCTGAGCGTGCCAACAAAAACTTGATCGCAGCTTCCAACGGATCGATCATCTCTGTAACCTGTGCCTTCTCAAGATAGCGTCCAACTTCGCCTTTGCCTTCTTCAACCCGATCGTCAGGTAGTGATAACCCTGAAACGAATGATGACCCTGGTGCACCGGCATTGCATACTTCAGCCCGCTGCCCACCTCAAGCGACAACGTAGCACTATCCGCTTCCGGCGTGACCAGTGCCCCGCCCCGCTCTGGTGAGCTTTGCCCAGCTGCCACATCATCACCGCCCCAGTCGTACCCGGCTTCCCCAACATGGATGCTTCGCCTCAGCGTGCCCGTCTCCACACCATGACCGCGCCTCAGCTCACGCTTTGCCTCGCCTTCCACCTCCAGCCCAAACTCACCCCAGGCTTGCGCCACATTCTGCATCACCTCGCGCTTCGCATCATCGCCGCGCCAGTCCAACTGGTAATCACCCATTGATCACCTCCACAACACAAGAGACATGATGCTGGCTATTCCCGCGCTGGCGCACCAACGGCTGCACGATGCGATACACCAGGCTCCCGATCGTCACCTCATCCTTCGGATTCACCGTCACGCTGGCAGGCAAAAGCAAAACCTTCGCCTTCACCCACGTATATTCCGAAGTCTGTGCGTTCATCATCTTCACGCTCTTCTCGATCAACCGGCAGCTTACATCCGCACCCACCGCAACATCAGAATAGGCATTCGCGTTGTAGCGATCGGGCGTCACATCCGCCGTTGGGCGGTTGATCGTGCAGGTTTGGTTCAGGAAGTTTTCAAACGACATCACATACTCCGTCGCTGGTGGGGTTACAGTCTCAGCACAGCCGCAGTGATCGTGGTCACGCTGGAATAATCCACATACACCATGCGGTCATCCTGGTTATAAATATTGGGCGGGAACGGACCGATCATTCGTTCTTCGCCGTTGGTCACCGTCACAACCTGATCTGCCACAGCCAGGTCATCCACCGTGCCAGGCGTCTGGATCGTGACAGTGATCGGAGCGCCCGCACCGTTCTTCACATGCAGGAACATGCGCCCATCGTTTGAGAACTTGTTGCCATCTGCATGTACAGCTGCATACGTTTGCTCCAAACCAGTCCGCACGATCTGTTGATGATTCATTTCGGTTCTTGCCATCGTTTTCTCCTTATTTCTTTACAACGCCTTGAACTGCAGCCGCTTCATTGCCTTGCGGAATTCATCGTCCCAATTATCAGGAGCCGCGTACGAATATTCGCCAGCAATGCTCTCGCTTTTCATCGCCGTCCGCTCCAACGTCAAACGCAGGAGATCGATGATCACCGGAATGCGCTTGAATCTGTCATTCATCGGCTTGTACGTCACCACGCACACCGTGCCCCAATTGGCATCCACTGGCAGTCTCTCGATCACACCGCCATTGCCCCACACGCGATATTCATCAGCATCCAGCGTCGCGCTATCTTCCACAATACTGGTCACCAGATAAATACCCGTAGGCAAGAACAAAGACGGACCTTCCCCGCGCAGGGTTTTCACCACCGTCGAAGGCGTGTTGTCATCCGTCCACGGTGCACCAATTCGCGCAGTAATATCGCTCTCGATCCGATCAATGATTGTCTGCAAGTCATCGTCAACTAACGATGTATTGATTTGCTTTCTCGCGGTCTCAGCAGTTACAAGGGGCATAGTTCAAATCCTTCTCCCCTCTCCTTTAGGAGAGGGGTCGGGGGTGAGGTCAGGTCATTACGACTGCGTCCCAACCTTCGTCCAGGTCGGAGCCAGCGCGGTCCCGGTGTTGATGTACAGAATGCCATTGGTCACATCAGTCACCAACGCACCTTTGGAAGCGCCGCGGAAATCGGCAT